ACTCAGTGAGATAGAACACCACCTGAACGACGGCGTAGTAACCAGTATGTGCAGTATTACTGCCGATAAGCCCTGTTGTGACTGATACTGGGAATGCCCCAGTGACGCCGCTACTATCCTCATCTAAGGCGACATACGACTTTTGAAGTCGGAAGATATGATTGTCTTGGCAAATATAGATGAACGCTGGCTCATCATCGGGACTGATTGTACCAATCCACTGAGCTGGAATTTCGAACGTATACCAGATAGGCAGGTCTTTGTTGGTGCTGTCGTACACCAGAATCTCATTGTTATAGTTAAAGCCACGAGCAGATACAATCCAGAATACCCTGTCGCCCCATGCCGTACCAACGATAGATGTCATGCGGTTGTTCTTAATAGTTGAAACCTCATCAATAATAGGGTTAGAAATCTTGCTAGTCGAGAGCACATTCTGGATAGAGGCTTGAGTGTCCATCTTAACGAAGCCATCAGTACTTGGGAAATGCAGACCACCCTTGTAGTTGACGACACCATACGGACTTGAAACCCCAGCCGCACCATAGTTCTGTTCACTCGCGCCCCAAACTACGAAACTGATGTCACCATACGTGATAGTCTGCTGCTCGACGATTGACTGCTTTGACAGCCCCTGCGTGTTAGAAAATAACACAGTGATGCTCGGAATACCCTGACCATTGCGGAAACCGACCACCGACATTGGATAGTAGTTTGTCCCTTGATTGAGAACTAATCGGAAGCCACCGTTATTTGGCGAAAAGTCGATAGCGTGCTCACCATTACCACCGATATGGAGTGCGTACTCATCACCAGTAACACCAAACAGGAACGGTCGTCCCTCAATTTCAACACCGTATTTCGCTTTCGGTCCTTCTGTCGAGTTATCGCTCGGAGCAGAACCAGCTGATAGGTTAATAGCCAGTGAGCCATTGTCAACGAACGTAGTAACGCTGAGGTCGAGACCAAGAGCAAGCGGGAGCATGTCTATATCTGCAATCGCAGCCCCTGATGCAGCGGTTGCAACGTACAAGTTCCAAGAGACAGCATTAGTAGGGGCGGTATTATTCCTTGCAACATTTATAAACTCGGTTCCATCGACAGCCCACGTTTCACGGGACTTAGATACCGCTTGTGTTAAAATTGGACTATTTTTAGTCGTACCGACAATAGAGTTAAAGGTAACAGAGTAGTAAATCTTAAATGAACCAGACAATGTCAGTGATGACCCAGTAACATTAGCAGTCGGGGCGTTTGAAGGGTTAGTAACGGAGTTGTAATGGTAGACAGTCATGTCAGTCAGGTCGAAGTAGCCTAGCTTGTCGGTACCGTTGAGAATAAATACTTTGTCGAGGACACGCAAGAAGGTGTTGACGATACCAGTGCCTGTCGTAATCGCGTCACCAAGCGCATTAGTCCACGCAGTGTCGCCACTCTCACAGTATTTAATCTTATCATCATCAGCAACGATGTAATACAAAACACCACCATAAAGAGCTGGGAATACCTGATACACTGTTTCGACGGTATCAGGAAGCCACTTACGCAAGCCATAGCGATGCGTAATCAAACCCTGCTCATTCACCATCGCGTTACGGCTCATGGAAAAAGAGTTCGGGGTGATATTTGATTCACCGCGTTGGTCAAGCCCACCATTAAAGCTAACAATGTCTAACGACGTAATCTTAGCTTTTGGAACTTTCTCTGGTCGCTCAATAGCCATAATTTATCACCAAACTCCTTGAATGCCCGAAAGATTCTCTGCCGTAGCGGTGGAGGCGGTTGATGTCATCTCATTCTCAGCCTTCGCACCGTTGAGTAAGTCAGCATACTTTTGTGTATAGCTCGGAGTCAAGCCACCTTGTACCACATCAGGCAAAGTCTGGTTCTTGACGACACCAAGCGTAATAAGCTCTCTTGGGTCAACGAGTGAGAGGACATCAATATTAGTGTAAGAGATTTTCGGCAAGTATTCGACTACATCGACAGTGATAGTCCCACCGATTTCTGCATCGGTTAGCGCGCGAGAGAACTTCACATTGCGAGCAATCAACGATACTCGGTTTGGATTATCAAGTAACCCAGCGTTTTTAAGCTGGCTCGGGGCCACGACATCCCAGACAGATACAATCACGTCGTTCTTTACAATGTATAGTGGCCGGTCCTCATCTTTTACGATAGTACGATAGGTAGCGGGGAGGGCGTACGAGGTAGCAGAGGTTGCAGTAGCAAGCGCATAATCATTGGTTCGGACCCAGTTCCAGTACGTCTCTTTGTCGAGTTCTGAAAGGAATTGATTTATCTGAATGATAGTCGTATCAAGGAACGCGGTCAAACGAGGCCCCGTCACATTGTTCGTACGGTTTTTTCTAGCGACATATATCTCTTGTGCTAACTCAGTAATTTCCGCTGTAAACATTTTATATTACCCCTATAATGATGGACTCATTATAACATCTTTCTTATGCTTTTTACTGTGTATATCCGCGTGACATCTGCGACATGCCCAAACCACCTCTAATGGACGAGAATAGTCAGGATGATGGGCCTCGGGTCTTACCTCTTCTTGACAAATTTCACATTGGGACGGTTTGAACAATATCTTATTTCTCAATGCTTTTAGAACAGCGTATCGGGCAGCCTGCTTTTCGGGATGTCTAAGGATGCTATTCTCCACAGCTAAAGATGTTCTAGCAGCACCCCTCTCGGTAGCACGATACTTCTTGAGGCGCTTACGGTTACACTCTCTACAACAATAATAAGAATGTATCTTACCACTTTTTGTTTTTGACACAGAAGTAGGTTTCGGCATTAGATTTTCAGTTGTTTTACAGTATCGACATATCATAGTGATACGCCTCTCTTAACACTTATCTTACGTTTGACCCTCTCTGAAGCCTCGCCGACACCAAGTGGCTTAACGAGAGGGGTATCCCAATCAGATTTTATGGTTGGCTGCTTGAAGCCAGATTCCTGAGCAGTCACAGTCGAGCCGGATGCGAATGATATTGCTTTGTTGCCTGAGCGACCTGAGCCAGAGCCACCAGAACCGAGGCCATATTTCAGGTCTGAGTGGTCACCGCTCTTGAGCGAAACACCAGCGCCAGCTCGTGCCTGGTCAAGAGCAAGAAGGGCTTGGCGCACTGGGCTATCAGGGGACATATCAGAAAGTTCTTTTTTAGAAATACTCTTATACTGCTCCTCAAGTTCTGAAGTCCAATAGGGCAACGTCGAGTTTACCTGGGCAGCAATCGCCTTATAGTGGAGTGAAGAAGAGTTTTCGAGGTTATCGTCTTTAGCAGTCAGTGTGTCATTCGCGATAGCATTTTCGTACCTACCAACATGATAGTTGACAGCATTTGTTTTGTCCTCTAGCCACTTATCGCGAACATCGGGTGACATCAAAGTACCGACCCCAAGGGCGATCCTTTTTTCGTCAGCAAGATCATTACTTATATCCTTCAATTTGCCACTATATAAGATCGACTGTAAAGCTTCTTTTTTAGCAGTATCATCGAGACCCCTGTACCAATCAGTAGCAATAATCTCGTTGCCCCAATCTTCAGCATTCTCTTGCGTGTTAGATGACCCAGAAGGTTCCAAGTCAAGTCGATTACTTTCCTTACCGAGTTCCGTTTCTGCCCAGCCGCTACCAATTGTATTCAGCGGTATAACAGCCTTCAGCGGCGAGCTTGGTATCTCGTTACCAAACTGGTCAAGCTTAGCATCTAACCCCATTCGGAGACCAGGGACTTTACTCGTAAGTTGTTTCATAAACTGGACAAAAGCATCATCATCTTTCGTATTCCGCTGGTAGGGGTCGGTAGCGTTTGCGATTGAGTTAATCTCACCCGAGAATGGGGCAAAAGCAGCCAACATATTAGGGAGCCTACTCGCGAGCCCGCTGGTGTCACCGTTAAGAGCATCCCCAATCTGGCTCATCGTATCGCCAATGCTATCTGCACCATAATTAGCCAGCACCTGACTCGTCACAAGAGCAGGGATTGAGGCTATATTAGCCGCATTATCTCCCCGAGAAATAGCTGCCGCGAGCATGATAGGAACCGCATATGGACCAATAAAACGGCCGAGCTCGACATAATCATTACCAAGTTTCAATGAGTAAGGAGGAACCCACTCACCATTTGCCTGTTTTTCTGGTTCGCTGCCAGTTATCATATCAGATTGACCAAGTAAAACGCCAAAGCCGACAAGTCCGGTGCCACCAGCAGCCCCGTCGATAGCATCTCGTAAATTGAGAGCTTTCTGGAGAGCGGTGGCGTCGTCAACAACATTAACTCGGGAAGCCTTATATAGGTTGCTCATACCAAACGTCGCATAATCCATACCTTTTGAGCCGACATTCCAGACTACTCGGGGGAACCCGATAAGTGGGATGCTAATTGCGTCGGCCATATTACGTCGTACCGAGCGGGGAAGTGACGTAGCGAATGCATTATCAATAGCCCTATTAAGCCCAGATTTTACACCGTCGAACCATGTGTTCACGGCACCTTTAGTCATACCCGGGCCGCCTCGTACTATACTACCCGTGATATCACCAACACCGGAGAAGCGGTTGCGGTTAGTAGAGAATTGGTTAAATACACGGTCCCACTCCTGGGTACCAATAGCATTTCTAATATAACCAGTGATATCTTCAATACCTTGAGCCTCGGCTTGTGCGGCGAAATAACGAGCTGTATCTTTCGTCGGAGCAGACTGTCGAGAACCGAGCTCAGTAACCCTAGTACCAGTGGCGGTATAGCGACCAGATGCCCTTTGGAGGATATTAGTTGAATTAGCATCACTAAGAGCAGTATTCAACAAGTAATTATTCTTACGTCGATTAAGCGCGGGGTCAGCAGCGACTGTCCGAGCAGCCTGGCGACCAGACTGGGTAGTTGGTCGGAAAGCCCGAGTCGGTAGGTTCGCGATAGGTGAGATCAAAGCATCACCGACAGCTTGAGACAATTTTCCTACTTGATCGGCAATACGACCAGGAACCTGGAACAACATATTTGTCTTAACATAAGACTGTTGGTAGCGAGCCTGTTGCTCTGCGTAATTAAGTCGATTCTCAAGCTCGACAATACGGGATACTTTCTGTTCCCGAGGTAGGTTACTGTCTCTAGTCTGTTTAATAAGACCATCAATCTCTCTCTTCATTTGGGAAAGCTTAGCAACAGAATTGTCGATAGTCTTTTGGTTGACCGCTTTTTGCACCTGGCGGATATTAGATTCATCCCCCGACTTTACGGCAGCAGAATATTCACGTTGGAGCTTGACCAGCTCATCTGCATTCTTGTTAATTTGGTCACTAGATATTTTAACAGGTTTACCATCAATACCAGTCAGTGGTTCTTTAGAAGCACCAAACATCATATCATTCATATCAGTCTGAGAAATGCGGGTAGACTTAATCTCATCCACCTGAGCATCAGACAAGTATCGAGAACCCTGGCCGCGAACATAGTAGTCAGTATAAGCAGCACGGATACCCTTCGGGAGTTTGCCACTCACCGTTCCGTCGGCCTTGATAAACCCACCGCTACGACCTTTAGCGTAATTGAAAGTGCTTGCGTTTATATCCTCTGGGGTAAAAACACGCTCTATGCCAGCTTCGTCACCTGTTGGGAGGTAATTACGACGAATACCGAGGTCTCGGTCAATAATCCCCTGTGACGTCAAAACACGCTCGGCGTCGGTAATATTAGCGCTTAAATAGTCAAACGCCTCACGTTCTGCTGGAGTAAGTTGTGCCGTTGTGCCATTGACGTCAGCAACATAGAGCTTCTCCCCAAGCTGACCGACATCCTTGCCTTCGCGAGCAAGTATTTCATCAGCACGACTCAGCTGCTCACTCGCCTGTTGATAGAGTTGAGATATACGAGGGTCTGCCTGGGGACTCGTAACACGTTCAACAGTAGTAGTATTCGGGACTATGCTAGATTCTGACTTCCACTCATCAAAGAACTCCTTACCATAAGGGTTAGGATAATCCCTGCCAACTTCTTTCCCCAACTTAGAAAAGTCAATACCCTCTGCCTGTGCGTCCAGTATTGCGTTCGCCAGTTTCGAGTCTCTACCAGACAACTGGGACGTCGCTTGTCTGCCACCTCTCGAAGCTATCTCATAGATACGAGAGAACTCATCACCATCCTTAAACATAGGCAAAACTGAACGAACAGCGGCGAAATCCTCCACTGCCATCATTCTTTCAAGATCAGACAAATCGTTTTTACCTACTTGTGGGGTTCCCTGCAACTGAGCGTCGGCATTGGCGTTCAGGCGAGCGGTAGTGTCGCTAACTGGAGGGGCAATAGCTTCTGGTGACACTGGAGGAGTAGCGTCGGCAATCGCACGGCTCTCGGCGGTAATCGGGCTGTCGAGAGTATTGACTGGCAGAGGGCTGTCAATCGGAGCGGTATCTGGCACTGGAGCTTCAGGCGTTGGGGCGACGGTTTCAGCGTCGATTACTTGCTGAACCTCGTCAAAACGGCGGTTTACTTCATCGACAGCCTGTGGGTCGCCAGCGTCGATACGAGCCTTCAGTTCCTCTGGAGTGGCTCGTTGGAGGGTGAGTGGCAGTGGTGGGTTGGTAATATCTGGGTTGGTAATCTGCGGAGCTGGCTGTGGTGGGGCAGTTTGTACTGGTGGCTCATCAGGTATCTGGTCAGCTTGCTGACGGAGCTGGTTAGCGGTATCTTGAGCCGTCGTTCGTTTCGCCTCAGCAACTACGGGACTGGAGATGCCGTCGTCGATTTTACCAAGCTCTGATACTGGAGCCTGTTGGACTGTACGCTCAAGTTCATCGGCATCACGGAGTAGTGATTGACGAGCCGTATTAACTTCGGAATCAAAGAGCCCTTTGAAAGCCTCTGGTATATCGCGGACAGCTTTAGGAAACTTAGTGGCACCAACACCAGGAACGAAAAGGTCGGCGACTTGACCAAGAACATTAGCCCCTGTTGCAGCTAGTTTTGTTGGCATACTTAAACCAACCTCATCACCTCGCGCTCGTTGTTCTTTGTACACTTGCTCAGTAGCCTTGTCTATATTCTGGCCATAATTCTTTTCAAGGACTTGATCCATCCAATCACTCGCACCGCCCAGGGTATTATGCGTCGCATCAGCAAGTTGATTCTCAGCTTCTGACCTAAAAGGTTTTCGTATTGCATTGTCTATACCGGAAACGAATTGAGGAATACGGGCAACTCCAGAAAATAGATCACCAAGACCCTTTACGAAGTAGTTACCGACAATATCAACATTAGCACCAGTTTCACGTTGTTTACTTTCACGAGTATCAAAAGGTTGTAAAGTAGGGGCTGCTTGAGGAGTTTGTAGCCCATTGACTGGTGTTTGAGGTTTCGGCTTCTGGAGTACGATATTTGGCAAAGGTGGCAACTGGCCCATTTGTACCGTTTTATCTTTATCGACAGAAGGAGTAGTATTCGGCCGATAATTGACAGTCAGGATAGGCGCGGGCGCACTTGAAACCGCTTGAGGTTGTCGCCTTTTCTTCTCATCCTCATCACGCTGGGCATTAGAAACCCAGCCCTTACCCTGAAAAAAGTTGGCAAGTTGCTCAAACACTGAGAAACTCCTAAGCTAGCTCGTCTTTACGCTTTGAAACAGTGGAGAATACGTTAGGGGTGTTAGGTTGAGCGTTACCGCTCTGAGTCTGAACTTGCAAGTTATTCGTGCCAGCGAGGTAGTTAGCTAAGTTTTGAGGACTATAGAGACTTGAAACTGGGGTGTACTTAACCGCTTGACCTTGTGGGATATCAGCGACTTGGCCATACAAACCAGCAGCTTCGTTAGAATACTGCGTGGCTTTATCAGCCCCGAAATCATACGCATTGTATGCGTTAGATAGCCTACCAAGTACATCAATTTTGTTGTTGAGATAGTTGGTCTTGTTGTTGTTAAACGCAGCTTCAAGCGCAGCATCAGCCTCAGCACGGCGTCGTTTGTCATCACCCTCAGTGTCAGCCCACGTATTTCTGAGTGTCGAGGCGTTGGTTTCAAAATTGTTCTGAGCATCACCAATATCTTGATTGGCAGCTTGACTAATCGCACGGTCAGCGAGAACTGAGCCAGTACCATTCAATGCGCCCATAGCAGCAAGAACGGCGCGTAGCCCTTGACCACCTTGAGATGCTTGAAGTAGAGCAGCCTGACGGTTGCCTGTTAGATTTTGCTCATTTTGAGTTGTTTGCTGACCATATCGTTGTCGGTCAATAGCAAATTGGTCGTTGTATTGTTTGATAAAGTTATCGTAGTCACTTTGTGAACGAGTGTTGGCAGTATCACGCGCACCTGGCAAAGCTCGGTAAGCAGCGAGAAGTGGATTAACCTGAGCCGCGAGTTGCTTCTCTTCGAGCTGTCGTTTTGCAGCAGCTTCGGCGGCTTCTTGGGCAGCAGCTTGTTGAGCGAGTTGTTGGGCGGCGAGTTTCTCAGCAGTAGCACCTTGAACAGAGACTGAAGCAGGAGGGGAATACTTACTTCCACCAGGTGCATAAGCATCAGTAGCTGTTAGACCACCACTTTGCAAAGTTGCTAATTTAAGCGGGTCAATTTTGACATTATCTAAACTAGGTATGACATCAGCAGCAGCATTCCCGCCAAGCTTATCCATAGCGGCTGAAACATTTACACCTTTAACAACATCAGCAGACTGATTACCATTTATGTATTTATCCCAAATTGCTCCTAAATCTACTCCGAACATCTTTATCCCCTCAATATCTTTATAAGAACTACCATATTCTAAAAACATTATACCATAATCGGAATACAATAGGAAAACAAGACTTATTTAGCCAATAGTTGCTTTATCTCCTTGTAGATAGCGTATTCTGTTTTTTTAACCTTCCTACGTCCACGACGTAAGGGAGGCTCACTATCTAGGGGAAGATAATCTCTTCAACTCTTCATACCACCCATTATAGCATAAACACTATTTAAGTTCGTAACTTCCTTCATTCACATAATTATCCTCAAGGTAGCGGCAACCATACCACTGCTGGTTCGTAAACGGCCTGAAACGTAAGTCGCTTATGTTAATCTCGGCAATACCAGAAGTAATGTCTTTCACCCCTAAGCTAACCAGCAGCTTCTCGTCTTGTTCGAGCCAGATAGCCCCAGATACAAACTCGACGCTCTCGTTGAGCTTCGGCATAGACTCGCGACGGTCGCCAACCCCGAAGTGGAATAGCTGGCTAATCTCAGTGACGTAACCTTGATGGTTACGAATCGTCGCAATCGAGGCGTAGAAGCGTGGCATATAGAACGGATGCTTAATGCCGAGAATCACGTGAGCGACTGAAATCCACTCGTTGTCCCGATATGGGAGAAGCTGCGAGCCACCATGAATCAGCGAGTTCGTCGGCTCACCCCATACCTTGTCGTCAGCCCACACCTGAGTCGGCGAGTACGCATAATCGAACCAGCGGGTTGGCTCAGTCGGTGGCGACCAGTTTTTCTCGGCCATCTCGGTCGGCTGCGGGTAATCGTAAACATGCTTGTAGGTATACGATTTCGGGTCAATCTCAATAAGCGTCTGACCAATACCCATTTTCGGCTGGCCTTGTCTGTTTTTCGTGGTATAAAGTCGCGCGCCGATACCGAGAAGCTTATCGCCACGGCTGAAAAGACGCACGTCCTCAATCCCGAAATTAGCGTTTTCTGGGGTCATTTTTAGAACTTTCGGGTCATATTTCAGTTTCAGGGTTTTCGGGTCAAGCTCCGAAAGAAGCAAATAATTAACATAATGTCGCAGATTTTCACCACGCTCTTTATTGACTTTATTACCCCTAATCGCAACGTAAAGATGCCCCTTATGCCACGCTATCGAGGGGTTGTGAGTGAAATCCATATCCTTACCTAGAGGGAAATCGAATAACTCCACCTCAGTTGGTATCTGGTAAACAGTGCCATTCTCCATCATATCACTTGCTCCAATTCTTTTTTAATATCGTCCCAATTCTCTGGCCAAGTCGCGCGCGAGTAAAACATATCGTCTAACTTCTTGATCGTGAGTTTCTGCAACGGCTGGAACTTGGCAGATTTACTCGCTTTCACCTCAAGGGCCACCCAGCCACCACCATCTAAAAGAGCAATAACATCAGGGCAACCGTCAGGCGTCCCCAGCCCCCCTGTCTTTATCACATACGCACCTTTCGCTTTTAAGTATTTAATCACTTTCGTCTGGAATGATGCTTCTTTTACCATGATTACCCCTTTTATATCCCTTATGGTTTGACTTGTCAAGCTTATTGCTGTTACCTATGTGAAAAGACTGGCAGGTACGACAGCGGTAGAACCCGAGTGCCTGATGCGATTTGTCGATGTGCTTGTTCCGCTTCATAGCTCGCACCTTTCTCTTCGCCTCGTGGTAGGTTCGATACTGGACCTTCCCTTCGCACCCGTGTTTAACCGCCATCGCCCTGCCCCAACTTTAACGCCCAGGTGTCGGTGATGTTGCTACTCTCTACCGTATACACCCCGTCGGCGTCTAAATACCCACCAGCAGGTGCAACCTCATCATAGTTAGTCATGTAGACATCGTCCCCAAGTAGTTTATAAGTAACACTGACTTTTCCATCTAGCTGGTCGAGCAGCTCATCCATAGCTCCCTGTTTCGTCTTACTCAGAACAATCAGCGCGGCAGCAATCACCCCTTTCACCTTCAAATCGTAGCCATAGACACCCCTCGGCTCATCCATTATCTGCTTCGCAAACGTCAGCATTTCAAGCGCCGTACCCTTCGGCTTGCTACTAATCACCCGTATTGCACCCCTAATCCCAGCGGTCGCCATCTCCGGCGCGGGGACCTTCACTTCTGGCGGTGCAGTCGAAGCAGCGATAGCATTCTTCCCCTTTGTGGCGTTGATATTCTTCGCATTCGGATACTGCATAAAAAACTTCGGATATTCAACCTTGATATTGTCAGGCTGCTTGCCGTCTACACGGTCAATCGCGCGCCGGATACTGGCCAAACTCGTTTTCGGGTTAGTGATGCTGCGGATAATCTCAAAAAGCGTATCCTCGTATTCCGTATAGTCGTGAGACTCCTCAAGAGCGATACAAAAATCCTGCCATCTCCACTCTGCCATGTCACCTAGTGTTGCACCCATGTCAAATCTCCTCACCTAATAACATTTGTAAATCCTCACCCAGCCCCGTCGCATCTTCGTCAACCACGACCGATTTCTCTTTCGCCATAATCCCAATACGGTTATTGCTCACGCGTTCCAGCTCAGAGGGCGGTGTCACCGCGTCAATAAAGAAGTACCATTTCACCGTGCTCTCGCCAACCCGTACCGTCCGAGGCTTCGGGTCGATATACGGCTTGAACACTCGCTTGACATTCGTCATCCCAAGTGGCACGAAGCCGTGCTCCGAGCACCAATTCTCGTAATCATT